GCACCTCGTCATACAACGATGGCTCACGAAAATAGACAATGTCGTCCACGCTCCATGGCCCGTATTGCGCATCGCCCACGCTCTGGTGAAACGTGATGCCTGCATACGGATTGCCGGGCTGTGCTTTGCGTGTGTCCCAGTCCACTCGCATGGTCGTCGGGTTGAGAATCTGAAAGCCGGTGAGTACATTGCCTCGGCGCAGCTTGAGCCAAAAGGCACCGCCGGTGAGCAGCAGGTGACGCTCGGTTTCCTTGATGAGTTGGCTCAAGTCTTGACGGAATGGCCACTCGGCTTCCTCCTCCAAGCGGTACAGCTTGGTGGGCACGGTGCTGATGGCGTCGCACCGCAGATTGACCGCACGGTACAGCATCGGCACCGACGCATATGCATCGATGGTGCCTTTGAGTGCGTCGTTCATCCGCAGTTTGTCGACCCATCCCGGGTACGATGTGATAGGCATTAGCTAAACCCCCATTTCACTGCGGGGCGTGCCACCATGGCGACTGCGCCCGACGCCGCGTCTACATAGTCGTCGTGTGGTGCGCTCGGGAATGCGACCACCTCGTCGATAAAGTCTTTTACCCAGCTCCCTGCCACGATGCGCACCGCTCCCGCTTCGGCACGTGCCGCCCACGGCATGGCTCGGCTCTGCTTGTCCTTGTCCACCTTGATACCTCGCAACGTGGTCGCCGTCAGCTCCGGCATGCGTCGCAACTCCTGCACTGCCGCCAAGCCATGCAGTGCCTCTTCGATGCCGAGCACCGTGCCCTGCTCGGCAAGAGCGGTGGCGACAATCACTTTGCGCACGTCTGGCCACTCTGCTTTCAGCTTGATGCCGTCGGCGATGTACAGGACACCGTCATGCAGAGCGACCCGCACGGAGGCGCTGTAGTCGGCACTTTGCTTGGTCGAGGCGGCGAGGTCCCAGTACCGTGACCATGCAAGACCCTGCGGAGCGGTGGGCACTACGGTGAACCAATGGCGCTGGAACAGGGAGCCAAGCGGATCGATGAAATGCCCCTGCACTTCCTGCGCATACATCTCCGAGGTCATGCTCTGTCTAAGCGTGGCCACGAAGTGACTAGGCAGGAACGTGTTTTCCGTCGTTGCGCTCTCCGTGATGCTATAATCCTCTCCACCGTCTGTCCACAATGTGTACAGCCAGTTCTTGCCCCGTGGTGTGGTCGTCGCAATCGCACGGCCGGGACGATGCCGAAGCGTGGCAATGGCGATGGGCCAAATCTCCTCGTCCATGAGCGCCGCCTCGTCGAGCCACAGGAATCCGACGTTAGCGCCACGAAGCCGGTCGGGATTGTCGGCACTGCGGAAGATGATGCGCCGGTCGCCGAGGAGCTTGAGCTCCATGTCGCTCTTGTTCCACGACACCGCCACGCCCATCTGTGCCACGAGGGCGAGAATCGTTTCCATGGCGCCTAAGCGGAGCATAGGATAGGTGGGAGCAATGATGAGCGACGTCGTGCCCGGCGGCTGGCGGAGCACTTCCACCGCACCGGCTCGTGTCTTGCCACTGCCACGACCACCAACGAAAAGTCGAAAGCGGTGTGCATCACTCCAAAACCTCCGCTGTGGCGGGGTCTGCGTCGTGTGCTTCACCGTCAACGGGGAGGGCGAGGTCGATGACATAGTCGGTTGGAACGGCGGTGTTGTGGACATTGTAACTTTCCCTGTAGCTCGGGTCTTCACGCTTCAGCAGAAACATGACCATGACTGGATTCTCCGGCGCCATCTTGTAAGCAAGGCTCTCGAGGTAATCGCGCCGCTTCTCCCTGCCCCGCTCCACCGCTCCTCGCACCGCCTCGGCAACGCTGGCGTCGGTTTCCATCATGCGGTACAGCGTTCGACGGTCAAAGCCGACGGCGGCGCATGCGTGCTGAACAATGCCCAGCTCCTCAATGGCGTCCAGCACCTCCGGCACACGGATGAGTGATACCTCACGGCGGGCACTCGGCTTCCGTGTCGCCATGACTACACCAAGCGCTTATCGGTGAGCAGGCGGAGCAGAATGTTGACCACGCTGAGTGCGCCGAGCAGTTGCGGTGCCAGGGCTTGGAGCTCTGGCCACTGTGCCACTGTGCCAAGAATGAGCGCAAGCAGGGTCAGGATGTTGACCCACAGCGTCTTGCTTTGATACCACGGCTTTTCCATTATCAGCCTCCCATCATGTAGCGAATAATCAGCGGAATGATGACCGTGGCCAAAGCGATGCCGCCCCACAGTCGGTTAATCTGTTGCTCGAGGTGCGCAACTCGTCCGTCCATCTCTCGGAATTGTCGGTCTCCGTTTTCGAGGCGCCGTAGCACTTGGTCGATTTTCTCTTCAAGCCTCGCAAGCTTGACTTCTACGCTCTCCGTCATTGCTCCCTCATCTGTGCTTGTGCGAAATCTCGCCGGATGATGCCCATATCAATCGCCTTGCCCGGGCACGTCTTCGGGCTTCCCCACTCACGATGCCCTTTCAGTGTCCTGGCGCCGACCGCAAGGCCACGCCAATCGAGCAGAGCCAGCGTAGCGCCCTCCACCAAGTCATGCAGTGGCATGCTCCACAACTCGGCGTCGTAGTTGCCCACGACCTCAATGCCCCAATGCTGGCGGTTGGCGGGGTAGCCCGCATGGATGCCCATCTCGTTGAGCGCCGTCATCTGCCAAATGCCATCGTCGGCCGGATCAGGGGAGCCGCACGCAATGAACAGATGCGGGCCCGCATCCCAGCCCAGCCCCTCGTAGTACTTCTTGATGCCCTGCATGGTGCGGAGCCCACGCCAATCTTGGCGGCGGGGCTTCCATGTATGATGCAGAGTGACGCCCATTGCCCACCATGCGATGCTCGGATGATGCGGAGCGAGGTGCGCACGGAATGCGGCGACGCTGGGCCAGTGGCGGAAGTCGTGGCGAAAATTGGTCATGATGCCTCCTACTTCTATTGTACGGAGTGCGTCAAATTACAAGCCCATCGGATTCTGATTTGCATGATGCAGGATGCGCCGCCGTGCAATCTCAAGGTACTCGGCACTCAGCTCAATGCCGATGAATTGCATCGCCTCGAGCATGGCGGCGCACCCCGTCGACCCCGAGCCCATGAACGGATCAAGCACCACACCACCCGGCGGCGTGACGAGGCGGACGAGGTAGCGCATCAGCGTGATGGGTTTGACGGTGGGATGATGGTTGGCACGAGGTGATGTTCGCCATCGCTCGCTTAATGGGTCTATTTCCCCATCTCTATCACTTCCTTGCAATCCAGCACGGCGTTGCACCTCCATCCCGTCCAGCCCCGCCTCCCGCTCCGCCCGCGATGCCTTGGCAACGTAAAAGAAGCGTGATGCGCCGTGCCCACTCTGCGCGTCCAGCATCTGCGCCGCCTCCTCATCGAAGATGACGTTGGCGGGCCAGCGACCTCCAACGGGCTTGTTTGCACTGATGTCTATTGCTTTTGTCCCACGCTTAGAAGATTCGCCAGTGCCAAATGCACCGCCACCATTGGCAATATTTGTTCTTACTGGCTTATCCCATGCTTTCTCGAATCCATCATCTGATGGCACCCTGCACCCGTCAATGTTCAGCGCACCGCATCCCCACGTCAACACATTGTCCGCCACCGTGCCTGACAGTGGCTTCCGTGCAAGAACGGCGGGTTCGTTGGCGGGCTTGAGCGCAGTGCCAAAGCCGTGCCACTGCTGGGCGGTGGGGAGGTGTGGGGCGGTGATGGGGATAACCTTTTCGGCATCTTGATTGTCGCCTTCTGATTGAAGCATTCCAAATGTCTTACCACTTCCCATGCCTGCAGTTTTTTCTCCCACTACCTCCCTCGCCTTCCATGCCTCGGACTCTGTCGTCCTGATGTCCACCTCTGCTTCGACCCAGTCGGGTACATCGCCGATGAGGTGGCGCACGGCGTCCAAGTGCTGTCGGGTCATGATGGCGGGCTGTGTGGGATGTGTTGTATAGTGGCTTCCCATTTGCGTACCCGTCGCCTTGTCGATTTGCGACGATGTCAGCCCTGTTGACCGCACCCACGCCGTAAAGCGGAGACGGCGCTCAAGTTGGCTGTCTCCGTTTTGCTTATCAATCGCCTTGCTCACATCAAGGCTTTTCGGGAATCCCGAGCCATATATCCATTGAATGCAATCCCGTATCTCAAAGCCTGCATCCTCAATGGCGCAGGTCATGCGGTGATATGTCCGAGTGCCACCGAATGCAATCAAGTGCCCGCCCGGCTTGAGCACTCGCAGGCACTCCGCCCACAATGTTTGGTCATAGGCAATCCCTGATGAATCCCATTTCTTCCCCATGAAGCCGAGCTCATACGGCGGGTCGGTGACGATGCTGTCAACGCTGTCACTCGGCATGGTGCGTAGTACCTCACGGTTATCGCCGTGGTGCAGTGTGTATCTCATCCCAGCCCCTCCACGCTCGGCATCCGCTCTACAATGTGCTGCCATGCCTGCTC